TCCACCTGCCGACAAGTCTCTTTGATTAGCTCCATTAGATTGCGATAGCGCCAATGCCCACGGCCGCGCCCACGCCCGAGCCGATCATGCCCATCATGCCGGCCTGACTGGACGCGCCCGCCTGCATGCCCGCACCTTGCAGCGCGGCGTTGTTGTTGAGCACCGAGTTGTAGCGGTTCATGGCCATATTCGTGTTGAAGGATTCCACGTTGCCCGCCTGTTGCAGCGAACCACCGAAGATGCTGTTCACCTGTCCGGTCGTGGTGGAAAGCGTCTGCGAGCCCAGCCCAAACGCCGGCCCAATAGCCTGCCGAAACGGATCAAGGTCGCCATAAGCCCCAGCCAATCCAACCCGCCGCTGTCTGCGAGCAAGGTCCATCTGGTTCACGCCGGCGGCAAACCCACGCCGCTGGTCCTGCCGCGCGGTGCCGTAGGCATCACGGTTAAGGATCTCCGCCGCGCTGCTACCCATCGAGGTGCCAAGCCCGCGCGCCGCAAAGGCCGCCCGAGCTGACTGGGTGGCGTCCCGCATCTGCTCCGGGGAGAGCGAGCGGCCAAGGGCCAGCTCCGACTCCGCATCCTGCATGAGCCTCGCCTCGATAGCATTCGGTGTGCTCGCCGCCGTCAGCTCTTCGCCAACCACGCCGCGCGTGCGGGCGAGGTATTCGTTGTCTAGCTTGCCGGCGAGTTGGTCGGCGGTGTCGAACTGCAGTTTGGTATACTCAGGGTATAACCTTTTGATCATCGCCTCCTGCTCTTCGCTCTGGGCCTTAGCCACGCGAATGCTCGCGGCGGCCATCTTATCGTAATCAATCGGCGCCGGTGCCGGTGGCAGCGGTTGTGGTGCTGGCATTGAAGGTGATCCACCCATATTATTGTCCTCCTACTTTCTTCATTAGTTGTTCCATTGAGTATACTCGCGGCTCAAAGCTCCCCCTGCGGCACCAGGCCACATAGGGGTGCGCATGCGGCGCCACGCGAAGGCACTCCCGCACGCAGCTTGTGCCAGCAGAGCCAGCAGCCAAAGTGACGAACCAGCAGTTAGGCTCCCCGAGTTCAAATTGTTGCTCCTCCGCGTTCCACCGGCAGGCTTTGGCCAGCATGAAGCAGCTTGGGCTGTTCCACACATAGCCCGCCGACAAATGCTCGCCGACTGCGTCCCAGAAGTCCTGCGTGCTGTGGTTGTCCCACCATGCTTTTGCTTTTTGCCATGGGGTCATGCCTAAAACTTGATGCAATAGAGCATGGCGATGTTCTTTGGTCGGGTTTCGGTGCCGCCAGTGGAACCCGTTGTTCGCGCAAGGTCACTTGCTCCGTCCTGTCCGGTTCCTCCAGCTACATTAAACTGTCCATTGCTGACAGCGATTTGGTCGGTATAGCCGTGCGTGTGACTCTTAAAGGCATCCGCCTGTTTAGCGCCGAACGTCCCTGCCTCCGTGCCGTCGCCGTTGGTTCCGCTGCCGCGCACGAAGTAGCCGCGTAGATCCGGCAGCGCAAAGGTCGTGCTGCCGTCGCCCGCGCCATAGGTCGTGCTGATGGCGGCGAAGAGCGCGGCGTAGGTGCTGCGGCTTACGGCGGTGCCGTCTGCTGCCAGCCAGCCAGCGGGGGCGCTGTTCATGGCGAAAGACATCACCGCTCCCGCCGGAAGAGAGATTGTGGCCGGAAGCGTGACCGTCTTGCTGCTCAAGTTCAGCGTTGCGGCAAGTTTTGCGTCCGTCACGTTGGCGTCCAAAATCTTCGCGGTCGTGACCTCGTTGTCAGCGACCACCACAGTCGGCGCGGCGGTCGTGTTTAGTTTGGCGGGGGTGACGGTCTCGCCTGAGACCCAGTTGTAAGATGCGGTTACTGTTGCCATGATTTTGTTCCTTAGTTGTTAAGCTGCGTTCCTTGTCTCAGTCGGCGGGTTGGATGGGCCGGCGGCCTCGATGCTGACGTTGCGGATTTCGGGGCGCCGAGACGTGGTCTCAAAGATTAACTCTGCGGCGTGCGCCTTGCGGCGGATCGGCTGTTTGAGTGTGTAGTCCTCGCCGACTCCGGTGTCGTTGCTTTGCCCCGGCACCAAGGTGATCTCGGCGTCGGGGTTGATGAGGTTGGCTTTGACCGTGATACTGCCGTCATCCGGCAAGACAACATCGGCGAGGCTACGGGTGAATCGCTTGCTGCTCATCGTTCCCATGTTGTAGCGGCGGGTCTTGATCGTGCCGACCACTTGGCCGACATTGCTGCCGCTCGGCTCGTCGTCGGTGCCGTTGTCTTTTTCGTCAAGCAAGTAGAGCTTGCCGGTGCGGCGGACATTGAAGATGCGGCGGACATCGCTGTAGGTGCCGACGATTAGGTTGTCCACGCCGATGCCGTAGATGTCGCGGCTTTCCCACTGGTCATTGAGGGCCGACCAAGTGACGACCAGATCGTTGGTGTCGTCGCGCGAGTCCAGCGTCGGGACGGCGAGGATGTAGCGGTTGTTGTGCCAGATGCCGAAGGCACGCTGCGCCTTGCTCTGGTCGATGCGCTCAAACAGGTCGGCGACAGGATCACTGAGCGGCTTGGTGTCGCCACGCAATTTCAAGTCAAGCTGGGTGTCCAAGCGGTAGACACCGGCGTCAGAAAGGAAGAAGACAAAGCGCCCAGCGGTGACGATGCTGTTGCGGGCGCTGCATCCGATCTCGTCGGTGACGAGTTCCAGCTTGGCAACCGCCGTGTCGATGGCGAAGTCGCTGCCATTGGTGCTTGGGAATTGCGCCAAGGTGGCCAGCCAGATGCTCTTGCGGCAGAACACTAGGGCGCTGCCTTCCACCCAAGGATGCACGGCAACGACAAAGTCACCGCCGCCGGCGCCGGTGCGGAAGCTCTGCCAGAACGGGTCGTAGAGATCCGCGTCGAGGTAGTCGGAAATGGCGACCTGGTCACGGCCGTCAGGGATGATGAGCCGGTTCTGGATGTAGCTCGCCCAAGCGACTGAGCGCATCTTCTTGTAGGTCGGCCCTTCAGCGGGCACGCCAGCCGCAGCGCGGACGAAGCTGCCGGTGCCGGTCCAGTAGATTGGGGGTTTGACGCGGCGCAGGCGCAAGCCAGCAGTGAGGTCGCTGGCCGTGCCGCTCGGAACCTCAATAGTAAATGTGTGGTCGGTCTTGGTGGCGACATCGAACTCATGCCCGTCCAGGGCGGCCGACGATCCGGCGGTCAGGCGGATGCGGTTGCCCACGATGTAGCCGTGGCTCTTGCTGAAGATGGTGGCAGTAGTTGAGTTGACCACTGCGCTGACCGGCGTGAGGGTGTGCGTGCCACTTTGGGTGCCGGAGGTGTTGATGGCCGCCCCGCCGCTGGTCGCGCTGATCTGCAACGTGTCGGTCGCCTTGTTGATGACGTAATACACTGTCCCCGCCGTCACGCCGGTCGGCAAGGCGCCGGTCGTGCTGAAAACCACGGCCATGCCATTCTCCAAATTGTGGGCAGTTTTCGTGACCACGGCCGGCGAGGCGATGGTCATGGTTGCCGCGCCCGCATTAACATCGGTTCCGCGCCCCACTTCGGCAAACGTGCCGGTCAGCGCCGCCTCGCGGAGCACATAAAGCCGGTCGTAGGCTTGCACCACCGAGACTGTGTCAGTCGGCTCAATGATCTCATCCGGCGAGCTGGGGTAGCCGACCGTGACAACCGTGTCGCCCGCCGGGGTGTTGCGCCAGAGGTAAGCACTATCGGGTCCACACATGACAACGAACTCGTTGGCATTCTCATAGTTGCGACTGGCGAAGACGCCGGCGCCGAAGATGCCGCCGCTGTAAGTCGTCTTGACCAGCGGCCCCTTGTTGGCCAGCAGCGTGCCGGTGGCGTTAGCTGTCGGCGTGCCGGTCATGGTGTAAGTAAAGGTCGTGCCGCTGGGCGAGCTGATCACGAAGTCGCCGTTGTAAAGCGCAGCATCCACGCCGGTCGCCCCACGGATGTTGACTGTAGGCGTGCCGGTGTAGCCGTGCGCGGCCGTAGTGGTCACGGTGGCGGTCGTCGTGGAGAAGGTGATTGAGGTGATTGCCTTGTCGGCTGCGAGATCAAATGAAAGCGTGAGCGGTTCGTCCGCCGTCGAGATGGCATCGGCCAGCCGCTTGGCCCCCTTGCGGGTCTGCGCCGTGCCGCGCTCTAGGCGCATGTTGACGCTGTCTTGCAGCATACCGGCGGGCAAGGTCAGCGGGTTCAGCCGCGAGGCAAAGCCCACGAAACCCATGTCGCCGTCGCGCTGGACTGGTGATTCTAAAGCCATTAGTTCAGTGCTGCCTCTAGCTTGCTGCGGAATCGTTCTGCATCACTGGGGGAAATGTCGGTCTTGCGGGTTGGGGAAACCTGCTGATGGGTGACGACCATGCTCATCGGGATGCCCCACTTGCGCAGGCGTGGGGCCAAGTATTCGATGGCGGATGCCATGGCATCGTCGCCCAGCGGGTAGTCGTAGGTGTTGCCCTCCCAAGCCACGCCGAGGGACCAACTATTAAGGTCAGGGCGCCCCATCCAGTTGCTACGGCCGGCGTGCCAAGCGCGTTCGGTGTCGTTGGCAAACACGGTGCGTCGGCCGTCTCGGGCGATAAGAACGTGGTAGGACACCTTAGCTGCCGGGTTGGCGATCCACTCGCAGCCTCCCCGGTAGCTGCCGTCGCTGTGATGTAGCACTACCGCCTCCGGCCGAATCGCGTTGCTGCCCTTGTTCGGCGTGTGGACCCTGCGCTCGTCGTAGGTGGTCTTGGGCGGCTCGACGGTGAAGCTCGGACTGGATACGGAGGCAGAGTTCGGCGAGGCC